CCTGGGAGAGATCGTCTTCGCAGCAGTACTCTCGATCTGGTATCCTAGTGACCAGTGCTTGACACCATCACAGTAGTCCATTAGGTCACCCATAATGAACTCTGGCGTCTTGTTGTTGTAGGTCTTACTGACCTTCAGGAACCTCTTAGCTACCAGAGAGATTGCATCCTGTGCAGAGATAGATAGCACACCTGAATCGCTGCCTGCTGTGACGTCCCAGATCGTGCCTGCAAAGATAGGATCGTTTACACTATACATGTCGTCATAGACACGCAGCTCGTTCACACCAGGGTACAGGGCTGCTTGTGTTAGACCCTTTACACCTCTGTAGGGAATCTCCACACGCATCTGAGCACCTTGGCTACCGAGCATGAACTCACCCTGCATATTACGATAAGGCACGGTGAGATTGAAGCTACCAAAGTGGGCGTGAATATCAACCCTGAATCTACCCGATGCCATGTTATCTCCAAGGAGCTCCGTAAACTACAGCGAAGCCCCCATCAGTCTTGGTGGAGGTAGAAGGTCGTGACATGTAGATCCTGTTGTTGATTCCTGGAATGATACTGAACCATCTACGTACAGTAATGAATGAAGAGCAGTCAATCCACGCATTGTTGAACCAACCATATAGTGCACGCTCTCTCAAGTCCAGGTAGAACGAACTAGAGAATGCGCCTGCAGCTTCTGTTTCGTTGATGGTGATAAGGGGAGAAGTCTGGTAGTCGAACTGATAAGGCTTTCTGGTGTTTATCCAGGTAGGACTAAAGAACTCGAACTTCATCGTAGTATCGTCGTAGGTGTCATCGTAGTCGAAGTAAATCCTCGGCAGGATGTCATCTGCAACAGAACTAGGAGGGAGGATATCGACGTAACTGATTATCGATCCAGTAAGCGGATAGAGTGGAGTACCCAGGTAGGTCGAGTAATAGGCGTCATCGTTCTCGTAGGCGTATGCGTCCTCTGATGCAACCTGAATCTCGTAAGGTGCCTGACCTGCAGACCTTACGCGAGCGATGTCACACTTGAAGGACAGAGGCTTCACTTGCAGGTATCGAGGTGACTTGCCAGAAGGCTTGTAGATCAGAGGGAAGCCTAAGTCTGAAGTGATCAGGCTACGCTTGACATTGTCGATCAAAGACTGATCGAACGGCGAACCACTATACACCGTTCCATCGATGATGACGGTTTTGCCTGTCTTGAACTTACCCTGCACATAACTACCGTCTTGTCCATCAATGCTAGATACGTCAGAGTCAATGGTAAGATCATCTAGGCCCTGAACAGTATCAACATCGTAGAACGGAACAACAGTCAGGTTAGGGTCGTTGAGTAGTACACCACCTTCACCCAAGAGGAAACTGTTGTCATCAAGCTGTACATCTGAACCGTGTAAGAACAGTGCAACAATCATTACAGACTGTGTTGTACCTGATGTCTTTACGTACTTGAAGGTAGTGCTAGTGTTCACGGCATCTGCGATACACAGCACTCCTCCAGCCGATAAGAATTCACTAGGAGTTGCATCTGTAGCACTTACTGAACCACCAGTAGCTAGAACGAAACCTGGTGTTGACGTGTGTGTTTTGAAGACAGTCAATCCTGGAAGAGCATTCACATGTCCGTTGAAGAACATGACTGAATCGTTCTGTCTTGTCGTAACTGGTGAAGCCAAGGTCAGACTGGAAGGGTTAGTACTTGTGTTGGTGTTACCAAGTGCAATAGACGAAGCATCACGTACCATGTAGAAGCTAAAGCCCCATGCAGTAGCAGTACCGATAGTAACGCTAGGTGATAGGAACGTGCCAGCAGCAGTAACGGTAGTAGTCCAGATCTCCATCGTACGAGAACCGATACTGAGAACTGTTAGCCTTGTCCATCCAGAGACTGCTGCAGTGCCTGCCTGCACAACACTGGTCATTGTATCGCCTGTGTTGTTGTAGATGATCTGAAGGAGTAGCTTGTCACCTACCTGACAAGCATTCCAACCACCTACTGAAACCAGCGAGATCGCTGAACCTATGGAGGTGTTAGTGCCAGCAGATAAGGCAAACAGGAGTGACGACGCATTATCGCGAGGAACCAGGTAAGGCGAAGTGACTGCATCAAAGTTCTGTAATACCATTAGATGACCCTCCTAGCCAACTCCCAGCCAAGGTCGGCTGCGTGCTTGACAGGGTTGATCTCCTGTGTGGTGATCTGGAATGCGCCCTCATGGAAGTTGACTACCTTCTTGCCATCGCCGCCCCTTCGGGCTCCACCACCCACAGGGCCCGAACTTGCTCTGTCGTAGTGGCTAGGAATGTCGTCTGCAATGGCGTGTATGGTTCGCTGAACGTACCTGTAGCCCTTGTTATGTCCGTTGTCAAGCCCCTTCATGTTCATGAGTCCGATGTTCTCGAACACACGAGACGGCGACTTGATCTTCAGGCGCTTCTTGATCTCGTTCACCATAGTGTCAGCCAAGTCACGCATTGCAGCACGTAGCGCCTTGCGCTTCTTGACCAACCCATCCAAGAGACCCTGTGCAGCCTTGATACCTGCATCGTACAGGTCACCAGCGATCTGTTTCCCTGTAGCCTTGCTTGTGGATCGTAGTGCACGGTATTCAGCCATGAACTTCTTGGCCTGAGGCTTGGAAGCTGTTAGCAACGACTCGATTGTAGGCAGCGCAGCAGGCCCTTGCTGGTAGAGCTGCGAGATCAGGAAGTCACCATAACCCTTGTTGCGGAGCTTCTTGATGTCGCGCCTGAACGTACGAGCATCCTTCAGGTCCTGCTTGAGATCGCCTGCAATGTCAGTGAAGCTACCCTGCTCGCTGCCTACATCGAACGTTCCACTGATTGCACCAGAAACAGTAGAGCCCAAACTGGACCGAGCTTGCTTCATGTTCGAGAGATGACTACGCACATTGCTTATACGAGTAGTGAGCTTGTCAAGTCGCTGTGACATGTTCATCAAGCGATCGTGCTGATACTGAAGCTTCTTCCACTCATCGCTAGTAGTGAACTTGCGAACGTAGCTAAGCAGTGACCGGAGCGACTTGCGCAACTCCTTAGGCGTACCGAACAACTGATCCATGAGTGACGGGATCTTGGTGTTCTTGATAGTCTGCCTTGCAGAGTTGATTGCGCTGTGCAACGCCTTGCGCGTAGCGTACCTATGCCCACCGAACTTGTAGTCAGGGTTCTTCTTCGTACCTACAGTACGGTAACCATAGTTACCACCTGCAGGAGGATCAAAGCTAACGTGCCTGAGAGACTGTGCATGCGTCATGACTCGAACGTTAGCACCGCTCTTATACAGCAACTCTGTGCCGTGCTCGTTGACGTAGTTGTAGCCTTGACGTAGGTAACCGCCACCAAAGCCGCTGTTGTGTGGATCGAGACCAAGACCAGTGTTCTTGTTATGAACAGTAGGCGTGATCACACGGTTGACATAGGTGGAGATACTGATGGTCTTATCATGCAAGGCAGCAAGAGCTGTCTGGATCTTCTGTAGCTTGGTAGTTGCAGTGTCATGAATACTAACAGCAGTGACTACGCTCTTAGGCATCCTGCCGTACTTAGCAATCAAGGCATCGATCTGCTTGCCATTGAAGCCCATCTGTGCTAGTACTTGTCGCAGAGAACTAAGCTGCTCGAACATGTCGTGACTTGCAACTGTATAGGACTCTCCGTGCCTTATCTGTGCTGCAGTAGACTGCGCAACGTGTTTGATGTTCGCAATAACAATAGCATTGTTGCGAACACCGAATGCAGTGTTCTGGTTGAGCGAGGTGCCAGTGTTCTTTAGTTCCTTGTGCAGGTTTCCAAGACCTCCAGCAAGATCCTTAGCACTAACAGAACCCTTACCCAATGCAGCTTGGTACTGCTCCCATTTCTGCTCAGCTGCCTTGACTGCAGGAGATTCTTGCCCGAGGATCTTCTGCAACTTGACTAGTGCACCAAACTGTTGCTGTGCCTTGACCTGTGCAGCAGTCAGCGTCTCGTTGATCTCACCATTGGGACCCAAACTGACCTGAGACTTAGCAAGTGTGGTCAGCTTCTGCAACCTGACAGCTTGTGCATTCATTCTTGCAATGGCTGCAGAGTTACCTAGGGCAGCCTGTGTAACAGTACTGGGATTGATGCCTGCACCTTGTGCAGCAGTATACGCACCTGCAGCTTGTAGCTTCTGTGCGAGCTGGCTCTTGTATATCTTGTTGTATGCACCATTGACGCTGATGAGTGTCTGATACAGGTCTTGTGCATCCTGCTTCTGTTGTGCCAGAGCTGCCTCTGCCCTAGCCGCAGCAGAACGAGCTGCATCACCTTGCTTGTTCCAAGCGGCCACAAGACCGGTAACGCCTCCTGCCAGACCACCGATAGCTGCACCCCAAGGCCCGAATACCGACCCAATCAAAGCACCGGCTCCTGCACCTCCCAGTGCACCTGCTATCTTACCTCCGACACCCTTGATCTGTCCAGCAAAGTTACCAACCAGAGCGCCCGCAGCAATGCCACTGATTGCTGCATTGAGCTTACCTGCAGAGTTCCTGAAGCTAGTAACCATGCCTGAGAATGCAGTACCGAATCGGGTGAACTGTAGACCTGTTAGTGCTTGACTACGAAGAGCGAACGCAATGATGCCTACAGCGAGAACAATCTGCTGTGCATGCTGAGGCATAGCATCGAACGCGTTCGCAATCATAGCGAACATGTGCAGGATACTACCGATGATAGGTCCTGCAACACGGATGAAGCCCGCAAGTGCGTTGGAGACGATGGGCCAACCAAACTTGATTATCTGAACGATGATCTGCATTACACTTTGTATTGCACCCTGCAGTCCAGTGAAGATGTCGTCAATGTCCTTGCCGTGCTTACTAATGGCTTGTACAGCGTCTTGGAAAGCACTGACGATGTTCTCCCAACCCTTCTTCAAGGTTGGATACACTGCATTCCAAGCATCCTGTACAGGCTTGAAGAGTTTGGCAATGTCTGCCCAAAGCTTCGCCGCAGTATCCTTGAAGTCCTTCCAGTGCGTAATCACTTCATAGACGACAAAGCCTATCGCTGCAATGGCTGCAACAATGAGACCTGCAGTGAGAGTGAACTCGCCCATCGTTATACCAGCTGCAGCAATTGCACCTCGTATAACTGTAAAGATACCTGCAAGCGCTGTACCTAGACCGCCTAGCAACAACGTAGCAGCTGCTGCAAGACCTGTGTAGATGGTGAACTTCTGTACAGCAGGTGAGAGCTTGTTGAACGAGCCAAGCAGGTTGTTCAGAACATGGAGCAACTTCAACTTGAGAGGAATGATGTAGTTGCCAAGGATTGTCTTGGTAGCCTGCCACTTGTTGTTCAGGAGTTGAATCTGTGCCTGTGGTGTATTCCTCATCACCTTGTAGGCTTGGTTCGTTGCACCTTGTGCATGGTGCATATCGCTAGTCATCTCACCGAGCAGGTTGTTACTGTCATTGAGTGCGTGGTTCCAGAACCTCATTGCCTGAATGGTACCACCACTGCCCTTGAGCAGTGACTGCATGATCGAACCCTTTTGCTCCTTGGTCAGACCCTGGAAACGCTTGTTCAGTTCCGTAACGATATTGGTCATGGACTTCATCTTGCCATTGGACTTCAGCAAGTTCATGTCCATGTTCTTGAAGCTTACGCCTGTCTTCTGAAGAGCCTGTACGGTCTTCTTGCCAAAGCCTTCAGTGAGAGTAGCCTTAGCAATCTTACCCATGGCACGGAAGTTCTCGACCGTCTTGAAGTTTGCAATGGAGTCGAGAGCACGTCCAGCAGAAGCAGATGCCATTGCAGCGCTGAGGCCATTACGAGTCAGGAAGGCAAGAATACCGTTCAGGCTCTCAAGCGACTGTCCTGCTCGAATTGCACTAGGCACCGATCGACCAATAGTGTTGGTGAACTGCTCGTAGGTACCGACACCCTTTCGAACCAACTGGAACATCTCATCGTTGACATGATTGATATCAGACGCCTTCATCTTGTAGGCGTTCATGATAGTAATCGCAGCTCGTCCAGTAGACTCCATAGGTGCTGCGCCTGCAACAGCTGCCTTAGCTATACCTGCTAGAGTTGTCTCTGCACCCTTAGCAGTAGTATCCATGGACGAATAGATGTCGTACAGAGAGCCTTGTACCTGATCGAACTGTACTGCATAGGTAGATGCAACTCTACGACCAGTGTCAGCGAGCTGCTTGAAACTGACACTGACCTTATCAGTCTGTGTCTTGGTCTTAGCAACCTGCTGGTTGTACGCCTGAGCAGCGTCAGCCATCTTGGAGAACTCGTGCAGTGCTACACCACCAACAGCGGCAGTCAACACACCACCAGTGATCATGCTATGACCACGAGTCATCATTCCGAAGGCAGCAGAGCGTGCCTGTACGGCAGCTGCCTCCTGAGCAGCTGCCTGTTCTCGTATCGCAGCTATCGATGTTCGTGCTTCATGTATCTCAGCACGTTCAGCTTCCTTGATCGCACCGATGCGTTCCTCAATGGCAGTGATAGCATCTCGTTCCATCACTGTCATCTCACGAAGCTCAGCCAGACGCGATGTAGCTTCCATCTTCTCTTCGGAACGAATGCGCCTAATCATACGGATCTGCTCTTCGTATGATGTACCTCGACGTGCAGCTACCTCACGGAGCTTGGCAATCTCCATGTCAGCCTCTGCAGATCGCACGCGTTGCTGTTCCTTGATCTGTGCAATCTGCTCACGCGTAGTAGACATATCACGGAGCTTCTCAGCGCGTATTGCTCTGAGGTCACCGATCTGCTTCTTAGCCTGTAGTGACGATGCTTCAGTGGCTCGGCGAATCTGACCGATCTGTTGTGCAACGATCTCTCGATCAGTTTGGCCCAACCTGGAAGCGAAAGATCGGAGGACGCCTGTCGCTTCATCACGCGCGCGAAGTACTAGGTACAGTTCGTGCGTGCTGATCGCCATAGCGTCCTCCTCACTTCCGACTCTTGCTACGCAGTGAAGGCTTGCTGTTCTTCGCCTCCAGCGCACGCATGCCCATCAACCCTGCCTGCACTAAACGTATGTAGTAAGGGTCCTGATCCATTATCCCGCCCGCGTGTGGAAGCGCACCGACCTCCTTGGCCAAGAAGGCTAACTCCAAAGCCAGTGCGACTTCTTCGTCAGCCTCCCTGTTGGTGATTAGGTGCGCCTCGACGCGGGCCTCTAAGGGATCTCGTCTTCTTCGTCCTCTTCGAAGTTGTTCATCTCGCTGATGCGCTTCTCGATCTCCTGGCCTATCTTCGGGTCCAGAAGTGCGAGGTCAGCAGGGTTGGCGAAGTTGAGCGGGCGTTCCTCCTCGTCTGTCAGGTTGTGACCCACGATACACGTACGGAACTCGAACTGAGACACAGCCTTGTTCGCCATGGTCAGCTCGCCCTTGATGTCGTCGGTCTTCTTGCGACCCATGTCGACGCCCATCTTCATCATGGAACGTCGCTCGATGATCTGACCGTAGGACATGCGCTTGAGTTCAACGAACCCATCCGGTGGTGCAGTCTTCAGGTCGAACTTCTCGGTAGCAGTGCTTACTACTGCGCTAGGCATAATGACCCCTCTCTAGGTCTGCCGATGTTAGGTAATCGTCTCTGCGAGAGACAGGACTGTGATCGAGTAGTGCTTACCAGTACCGTCGAGCACCAGTTGGTAAGTGATGCTCGCGCGCACCAAGTCACCCACAGCGCTGAGGTTGACTTCGTAGGTATCCACAATGGCTACGGGGGCCAGGATGGTCACGGAGTCGTTGATAACGTTGTTGGTAGCACTCAGTGTGATCGTCTTCGCGGTCAACGTCTTGAACGCATCGTACTCGGCACGTGTGAGGAAGTCCCTCGCAATGGTCAGCGAGGCATCCGACTCACCGTATGCGATGAAGTTCGATGCAGCGTTGTTGTCGATCCGGTACTGAGGTTCGCCGTTGTCGTTGATCTCGAGCGAGAACGTATCGGTGTCGAACACCTGCGTTGCCGTCGGAATCTGCAGCGAGTAGGTACCTGCACCGTACGGCGGAATCGTAGGCCAGGTGATGGTACCAGGAGTGGACTGTGTAGCTTCATCCACACCCAGCATACTAGCAGTGCAGACCAGCTCACCGTCCTGGACTTCTAGCGTCAGGGAACTGACGACGCACCCTGTGTAGCCGAACACGATACCGTTGCGAATGATCGTGAGCGACATCGTCTTGCCTGGAATGGCAGCAGACGACGGAGTGAAGACGTACGTGTATGGACCCGTACCTGTCTTCGTCATCGTAGTACGTGCTGCACGTAGGAAGTAGATCAGGGTGTCAGACGTGACCTCGAACTGAACGTCACCCTCAGTGTGAAAGTTGCCTGGTAGAGCACCGACAACACCAGAGGCGTTACGGATCGGACGGCGCCAGACCGAGTCTTGTGGACGCGACAGCGTCTCCGACATGATCGGTACGAACTTGACTGGCGCCAGGTAAGTACCTGATGTGGTCTCGAGAGCTACGCCCATAACACCAGATGCGCCAATGCCAGGGCTAGTCATTGTTCACTTCCTCTCCTCGAATGCGAGCCAGAACCTCAGCCTTGGTACGCAGCCCGTTCAGATCGAACGGCTCACCGAGGTTCTCGTTGTACTCGTGCAGCTTCTTCAGGGACATCTTGTCGAGATCGACCTCTTGTCCCTTGTCGTCCAGCTGCACAGTATCTCCAGGTCCGTGAACCACGAGAGGCTCGTAATCCACAGGCTCGGGATCTGGCAGCATTGGCACCCCGCTGAACGTGACGCCGTGACCGTTTCGGAAACCACCGTTGCGTTCCACGTAGAGGGTTACGGTGTCGTCAGGGATGTCCACTGTAGTTCCGTTCTCAACGAAACCGACGCCGTCTACCTCGACCATTGCCCCGTGGTTTTGACTCGGTAGATAGACAGATACTGTTGCCATGTCTCCTCCTAACTCTGAGGCAGTAGTTGTTGTGTCTCCGCACGGTGAGTCAATCTCACTGCACGCATTACTGTGTTGCCCTTCGTTGCGAATCCTGGTTCGAGACGCGTTACGAGGGAATCGATCAACTGCGGGTTACCACCAACAGTGAATCGATTGTCTGCTTCCAATACTCCTTCGATCAACTCAGCTGTGGTGTCTGCGTCGATCTGGTTCTGTTGTCCCGATTGGATAACAGACGTGTAAACCCAAATGTAGGTTTCGATGGTGATGTTAGCCATCCTACCTACACCCTTGTACGACTTCTGCTTATCTGCAGCAGCTACGCAAGCAGCAGGCGTGGTCGGGATCTTATCCTGATCGCCATAGTAGACTGCCTTCAAACCAGTAGTACCGGTAGTGCTAAGCAGCTTCGACTGTACAGCTACTGCAACTGCTGCCATCGAGGTTAGGAGGGCCATTACAGCGCCGTCCCGAAAGCTGCTCCTACACGCATTGCAAGCCACTCGAGGAAAAGCTCGCGAATCTTTACATCATCCTCTGGCTGGATCATCAGGAAGGGACGAGCAGGAACTTCGCCTTCATCATGACCCACTCCTTGACGTGCCAAGTACTGATACTCGCGAGACGCAGCTCCGACGTCGCCCTTGTTCTTCAGGACCAACGCCTTCATGCTACCGCCTGATCCAGCCTGGTGTACCTTACCGTACCAAGCCTTCTGAGGCAAATCGCGAATGACTGCACTTGTACGTGTGATCGTCCAGATGTTGATCTGTGTAGCAACAGAACGTAACGTTCCAGTCCTGTTTAGGATCGGACCAGCAGTTCCACGGATCTTCACAGTCACATCTGATAGAGGCTCCCAAGCAGGCCGACCTCCTTCATCGAAGTTACGCCGAATACTCGGAACCATCACTTCCCGGACAGAGGCAAGTAATGGCTCTCGGAATGAACGAATGTCCACTCCAAGCTTGTCGATGCGGGCTGCAGTAATTCCGAGCGTGGGCTCGAAGTGGACATCGGGAACGATTGCAGGAGACAGGTCGCTTCTAAGTCTCAGCCCACGCTGAACCGACCTGATGATGTCTGACGACTTTGGTCCTGCCATCAGAAGCAGTCTCCCATCGAGAACTTCGAAGGTCCTGCACTCTTGTCAAACACGTTGGCAACTCCACCAGGTTCACACCAGGGTAGAGAAGACATGTCGTTCGGATAGAACATTGGTGCGTTGTTGTTGAGTGAGGTACCAGGAGCTGCATCGGTAAGAAGAGTAGTGCCTTCAGAGATGCCCTCAAGAAGCTTGTCAGCTCTCGCAAGCAGCATAACTGCATACGCACTGGCATCGTCATCTTCAGAGTACACACGCGAGATGTACCATCCCACGTAGTACATAGCTATGACCTTCTTGATCAGGCTAGGCGTGCTACTGTAGTCAACCCAGCTCGAAACGTCATACGCATCCGCTGCCGAAGCAGACACCTCCGCATACGTTTGCGCCTCGAGCGCAGCATCCAGCGGATCGGTGAGAGTGAGCTTCACGCGATCGGCCCAGGCGTTGGCATCTGCCGCTTGGATGTGTGCCATGGATTACGTCGTCTTCTTCTCCGCTTGCAAGGCCTTGAGCTTGGCCTCGAGGTCGGCAACCTGCGCTTCGGCAGAGTCCGCACGATCGCGCTCAGCTTCGAGCTCGTCGTCACGTTCCTGTGCCGTCTTCGGAGGTTCGCCGATTGCACCCTGATCGACCAAGGCCTTGAACTCGTCCTTGTCGGTGACCTTCTTGAGCTCGGTTACCGACTCTCCTTCGGGAACGGTGAGAACGACGTTGTCTCCGTCTTCAACGTACCCGTGCTGAATAGTCGTCAATGCGACTTGTGCCATCTGTCACACCCCCTTACGCAATCGCGTTCTTGATGAGGTACCCCACGACGGACTTGCCGAAGTCACCCGACGCTGGGTTGATCTCGACACCGACCATCTTCAGATCGTAGCGACGACCGACACGGATGAGGTCTGACTTGCGTCGTTCCTCTCGCCAGCGGTCGACGGCCTGAGCACCTCTGCTCTGACCTTGCTGGTACGACCAGACGTACTCGTACGCGAATGCAGGAATGCGAAGACCAGCTCGGGGAGGAACCCAAGCCAGGAGCACATCCTTGCCCCACAAGTACGTTGCACTGATCGCGTTGCCAGCCGCACCGACCTGACCAACACCGATGCCGACGCCAGGAACGATCACGCGTCCGGTGAGACCGAACACAGCAGCAATGATCTCGGGCGTCAGAATTGCACGCTCCGAGTACTTGATGCGCTCGATGATGTCCGGGTGATCTTCCAGGATCGACATGACCTGGTAGGGAATGACAGCCGTGTTCGGGTCGAAGAAGACCTTCTGGTTGACTGCACGGATGCCAGTCTTGATGACACCGATCGGGTCCGAGTTGACGTAGTCACTGAACTGCGATGTACCGGAGAGCGTGATGCTCAAGCCGGATGCGAAGTTCGCAGTGGTGGTGACCATCGCCTGCATGGCAACCTCTCGACCCAGGAGGATCTTGGAGGTAACCAGCTCGGTACCGTCCTGCTCGGGCTGGAACTGCGTGTCCGAGTTCTCACGCTCTTCGTCAGTCACCGCGATCTGCAGTGCATGCTCCTGAGCGTAGTAGGTGTCACTCGAGACAGTCAGACCAGGAATCTCGTTCGCTTCGGTACCAGGTGCCCGGTAGTCTCCTACCTCAGGCAGCCAGGCCTCACGACCGAAGATGTAGTACTTGTCCGACTGCTTCTTCACCAGCACCGATGGGAAGAGCTGTTCTGCCACAAGCCCCTGATTCGGGAACCCGAGGGAGATGTCAGTCAGGAACTGGTCGTGGTGGATCTCACCAGTACCAGACGGCTGATACACAGCACCACCAGCGACGGGGAAGACGAACCGAATCGATCCGTCCTTCGCGATGAAGCTTCCGACAGGAACGCCAGGATCGACGAGACGCCCTGCGATGAGGACTGCTTCAGGAATGTACTTAGTCATGTTCACCTCCTCCTTACCAGACTCCGCCAGGCGTGAGCGTGACGTCGATGAATTGACCTGCCGCGGTTGCGTCGGTCTCTGCGATGCCGAGTACCTGAACAGGAATGGCACCTGCGGTTGCCTTTGTAACCGTAACAGCACGCGCAGTGTTGTCAGAGGTCACGCGGTCACCCTTGGTCACAGCTGCACCAGCAAGCACGCGAACGGCTCCCGCCTTTGCACAGCTGATGATCGCCTTGCCCGTACCGAGCTTGACCGTGTCGAGGTTCTCCTGGCACACCACCAGCGTCGTTGCAGCTGAACCAGTGGCGATCGCCGTTGTCTGACGAACGACAGCGTTCGCGACGCTGGACAACGACGCTGCAGGGTTGGCGATCTCGCGACAAATCTCACCGAACGCGTACGCCGTTGCACCTGTTGCGAGGTACCCCTTGTTGAGGCCGTAGTTAGGACCTAATCCCATTTCGTGTCACCCCCTACTTCGCGATGTTTCCGTCAACGTCACGAACGTACGACTCACGCCGGTAGTCCATGAACAGCGCAGGATCGGACTCGGAGATTTCGCTCAGCACCTTCGAAGCCGCTTCCGCCTTCGACAGGTCCTTGTTCTCCGACAGGTGCTTCTCGATCATCTTGCCGATCTTCTCGGTAGCAGGAAGCTCTGCGTTGCCATCCTCGCCAACGAGTTGCAGGCGACGACTTCCACCACCCTGCTCGCCCAACTTCTTGAGCTGTGCGTCGAGAAGAGCTTCGTACGGCTTGACGATCGCTTCGCTGAGCTGACGAGTCACGCCTTCAGCAGACAGTGCCTTCGTCAGGTCATCGAGATCGACCTGAGGAATGGCGTAGCCGGCCTGCGTCGCCTTCTCCTGCAGACGCTTGACTGCAGTTGAGGCTTCGGTAGCGCGACTACCCGACTCGATGCTCTCCAGACGCTTGTTGGTCTCTTCCAGCGTCTTGACGAGTGCACCGAAGATCGGACTGGTCTGTGCTTCCCTGAGTTGCTTGACCGTGAACCCAGGAACTGACGACGGGTCATCGTCCTTGGGCTCGTTCGGCTTCGGTGGCTCTGGCTTCACGACCGAGAGCTTGCTCTCGCTCAGCTTCTTCACCACTTCAGCTTCGGTAGCCGTTTCTGGTAGCCCCAGCGTCTCGGCTAGCAGCTTCCGTGTGGCTTCATCCATTTGCGACCCTCCTTCGGGCTGCTTGTTGGGTTGGGGCTTGGCACTTACAACTACCTCCGATAGGTTGATCGGCAGGATCCCCTTGAGATGGGGCCTGTTCGTGAGGGCGCCTCCGAAGAGAACGTCCTGGAACTTCGTGCTGGTGGATGGATGTACCCACTCGTCCACGAAGTCGGGAGAGAAGTACTTGTATTCCTTCTCCTTGAGATGCTGTAGAGCCTTGGGTGTCCACTCAACCTCTGCCCATACACCATCAGCACGTAACTCTGCCTGACCTGTGTACCAGCCAGCTGCCACGCCTGTGTTGTGATCGTAGTCGACGTTGAGCTGCTGACCACGCACGTTGTTCTTGATGTTGTCGGTAAAGCGCTTAGCGCGCTCTTCATCGACGTCGATGGGGCCATACTCTGGGTGCTCCCAATGCCCGATAGGGAACACCTGAATCCACGACTTGCTAGTCGCTTCATCCAATTGGATCGACGAGGCGTCGATCAAGTACCCTGAGTGTTGGTCCACTTTACCCCCTACCCCTAACTTGATTATATAGTGTACTGCTTTCTGACCGGAAAGGCTCAAGATATAATAGTAACACTTGCACCTTTGTCATTTCAAAACACCACAGGCCCCTGATCATAGTTGCTGTATCTGTTCGATGGGAACCCAGGTGCCGGCGACATTGATGTGCTGTACGATTTCTATAGGAGTCGTATCGGTAAGCAAGTATTGCACGATCACGATAGACCCTGCAACGATGAACTCTGCACTCAGTGTAAGGGAAGCTGTACCAGAAGCCTTTGCCTTCTCAGTGCCACTAGCTGTGAGTGAGATACTAGCTACGCCACTTACAGCAGCCTTGTCAGCACCTGATGCACTGAGCGAAATCGATGCACTACCTGATGCAAGAGGAGGACCTGTTGTACCAGTAGCACTAAGCGAGATCGCTGCAGTACCAGACACAGGTGCTCGGCCTGCACCACTCGCAGACAGGCTAAGTGAAGCAGTACCAGAAGCTGTTGGTGCATCGTCAAGCCAACCTGGGTCTGCATCTCCATACCAGAACCAGATATCATCCCAGTCAACGGTCTGATCGGTAACGGTGGAAGGGTATTGTACCCAAAGCTTCTTGACGAACGACGACAGCTGAGTGTTGGAAGAGATGTGAACAGGAAGCTCAGTGCCGTCGTATCGAGTGTATGCAATGTAGGTAGTATCACCGAAGAACACACGACACTCGAACTTGTGTACAATGCCTGTTGAGTACCCAGCATCGATAACGTGGAAGTCGGTTGTGTTGAAGTCAATACCCAGATCACCAGAGTTGGTATACAGAGTGAACTGACCCTTAGTTGCATCCGTACGGATGTTGCCTATCTCCATCAGGTCAGTAAACATGTTACCTGGGTCGGTCTTTGCAACAACACGGAAGTAACCACGGAACGCTGCCCACGTATGTACCTGATCGATCGAAGCCAGTGTCTTGGTCAGTGTAGCGAACCCACTACCGTCAGGAGTGAGTCGTGCGCCCTTGGTGCCTACACCACTGATGGAAGAAGTCGTACCTACTGCAGCACCCTGAACAGTATCGAAACTACCAGTAGTGCCATCTTCGAAGTCGACCTTGAGTTGCGGAGTAACAGGTGTATGAGGTGTTGGCTCACCAACTGCAGTAAGCGTGATCGATGCAGATCCTGAGACAGGAGCAGCTGCACCACCACCTGCTGTAAGAGAGATCGATGCAGAACCACTAGCGCCTGGTCCAGCAGCTGTACCTGATGCAGACAACGTTAGTGACGCTGTACCACTAGCTGCTGTAGACCCAGCTACAGGATCTGGCCAAACCGAAGTGTCGTCATACTGCCTAAACGTGTCGCCTCGTAGCGAACCACCAGAGACAGGAGGTCCCCAGCCTTCACGTGTAGGAGTATTGGCAACAGAGAAGGTGAACGGACCTAACGTTTCATCAGGCGTCGTACCTTCACTGTTCGAACCGAAGTACAGACGTACTGTTAGCGTCATGTTGGGCGACGAGTACGTCCTGCGAATGTCAATGCGAACGATCTGGTCGATCGTGTACGAGGTAGACGAGGTACCCTGGACATTGTTCGATCCGTCAGTAACGTCGATCTTACTGTTAGAGTTGTTGAACCTGACCTTACCTAGGAAGGTAGATCCATTCTTGAATGCAAGCGCAACCGTCGGCGAAGCTGCAGCAGAGTGCAATCTTACGTATGCTGAACACTGTCCGTTGGTAGCTGCTACCAGATACAGTACGGCACTAGCGTTAGTGACGTCAATACCCAACGACCCATGGATTGCAGCAGCCGCCGAATAGACAGGCGAGCCTGAGGCAGCTGCAACTCCATTCGAGCCAGCAGAGATGGCAGCACCATCAGTGCCTTCCTCATAGGTCCAAGTATTGACAAGCGTCATGACTAGCGGTTACACGCAGCCTTCCAGACAGCGAGCGCCTTGGGTGACCAGTCACCAGTGTATCCAGGTGGAGGTACATGGTTCCAGGGTGTCATGTTGGGTGTACCATTGGAGGCGTCGAAGTACAGCATGGCGATCATCACGTCAGCGTTCGCGTCGCCCAGTGCAATCGCATCAGTTAGGAACTGAGCACGATCGGCATCGGGGAGCGAAGGAGTCAAGCCTGACTTGTCGA